CGGCTATGCAGGGCATGGCTGCTAGGGATGTGAATGACGCTCTATCAGAAGCCCGCTCTGGCTCCATTGCCCAGCTCAGCGACATGGTGATTGGCTTGGAGCGTAATGGTCAACATGAGGATGAGACAGAACGCAATACAACCAAGGTAAGGGTGTTGAAGAATCGTTTCAGCGGAACAACTGGACCTGCTTGCAAGTTGTTGTATAATAAATACACAGGAAGGATGACAGAGCGTGAAGAAGAAGGAATTTAAACCTGATACATCGTGGCCTTTCCCCTCAAAACTACCAGTAGAAACAACCTATGGTGTGGAGAGGAAGGACCCTAAAGGTAACTCGTATGTCAGGGTTACTAGAAAGTTACTTGTGTTGAAGAAGAAAGACAAAGATGAGAAACATTGAACTGTGGCACAAACGTGCTAGACCAGACCCGAAAGATAAAGACTTTCAGGTGCAGCTTGGCTGTCACTTAGAGGAAGTTGTTGAGATGTTTGATTCCCTTGACCTACACTGGACATGGGAAGCTTTGATTGACGAGCTAGAATGTTTAGCAACACGCTTGAAAAATGGTGATAGTTATGCTACAATAAAGAATAGAGAAGCTCTTCTAGACAGCTTGGCTGATCAAGTTGTAACAGCAATTGGTGTAGGACATTGTGCTAAGATGCGTACAGCAGAAGCTATTGAAGAAGTTAATCGTAGTAACTGGAGTAAGTTCAATCAGGAAACTGGTGAACCAATCTTTAATGCAGCAGGTAAGATTGCTAAAGGTCCTACCTATCGTCCACCTAATTTGAAAGACTTTGTATGAAAATGAAAGAGCATTTCACTGATGACTTCGGCAACCTTGATGAGCAGGTCTATGAAAACAAACTTGGTAAACTGCTACGTGAGAAACTTGATCGTGGCTTTGTGTCTCTTCGTTGTGATACAGATGAAATTAAAAACTATGTGGAACCAAAGGAACAGCCTATGAATAAAACAATTGATGAGACTCTCGACCAGCGTGGTAAAAACTATGGTGACTATCGTGATGTTGCATACACTGCACAACAATTAAAGGTTGCCTTGCGTTACACAAAGGGATGGCATACAATGGAACCATTCATGCAAGAAAGCATGGATATGATTTGTAATAAGATGGCTCGTATCTTGAATGGCAACCCATACTATGATGATAGTTGGCATGACATTGCTGGCTATGCTACACTAGTGGAAAAACAATTGGAGAAAAAGTGAAACTCTACCTCGATATTGAAACAACAACAGACCACAAAAAGATTTGGTGTTGTTTCACTTACGATGAAAAGAATGGTTCCGTATGTCACACAAATCCAGCTACACTCACACCCTTAATCGAAAGCTCAGAAACAGTGATCGGTCACAACTTGATAGGCTTCGATGGTCCGATCTTAAAGAAGGTATGGGGAGTGATGATACCTTTAAGGAAGGCGAAAGATACCTTGATTTTATCTCGTCTGTTCAATCCAAATATCGAAGGAGGCCACAGTCTGAAGGCATGGGGCGAAAGGGTTGGAAAGAAAAAGATTGACTATGAGCAAGAGTGGAAGACTCTTGGATTAGAAGGCAATTGCTTTGACAACCCAGACCTGCCTTTGATGTTTCGTTATTGTGAACAAGACGTAGCAGTTTTGTCTGTAATAGAGAAACGCATTGACAGTATGTTAGACGAAAATAAGTTCTCTTCTGAGTGTCGTGCTCTTGAACATGAGGTTGCTTGCATACTACAGAAACAACATGAACATGGATTTAAACTGGATATACAGAAAGCTCAGGGCTTATTGGCGACTCTATCAGGTAAGATGGTGGATATTGAAAACCAATTACAAACTATCTTCCCACCAACAATTGAAGAGATGAAGAAGCCAGAGTATTGGGAAGTGCAGATTGATCTTGAGCCTAAAGGCAGAGAGACATTACGCTTTGCTGCTGAAACAAAAGCACAGCTAAAAGAACTTCTCAAACAAAATGGTTATAAAGCTTCTCTTGCTGATGCTGCTTATGCTGGTCCTATGAAAACCAAAGTCATTCCATTCAACCCCGGCTCTCGACAACAGATTGCTGAGCGTTTGCAAGGACTTGGTGTTAAGTTTTCTAAGACCACAGACAAAGGCTCCATCATTGTGGACGAGAAGGTGTTAGAGAAGATTGATAGACCAGAGGCTAAGGCTTTGTTGGAATATCTGATGCTACAGAAGCGTGTTGCTCAGGTGTCTAGCTGGCTTGAAGAGGTTAAGGATGATGGCAGGGTGCATGGTAAGGTGATAACCAATGGTGCTGTAACAGGTCGTATGACCCACAGCAGCCCTAACATGGCCCAGATTCCTAACAGCGGTAGCGTGTATGGTCCTGAATGTCGTGAGTTGTGGACTGTTAACAGGGGTAATGTTCTTGTTGGTGCTGATGCTAGTGGCTTAGAGCTGCGTATGCTGGCTCATTACATGAAGGATGAAGATTATGTCAAGACTGTCACCGAGGGAAGCTCTAAGGATGGCACAGATGTGCATACAATCAACCAACGTGCAGCCGGGTTGGAAACGAGAGATCAGGCGAAGACGTTCATCTATGCGTTCCTCTATGGGGCGGGGCCAGCGAAGATCGGCTCCATCGTCAGCGGTACTAGTGTTCAGGGTCAGCAACTTATCAATAAGTTTCTTGCAGGGACTCCCGCACTCCAGCGTTTACGAGATAAGGTTCAGCGGTATGCGGAGAAAGGCTATGTACCGGGCCTCGATGGTCGCAAGATTTGGGTACGTAGTGAACATGCGGCACTCAATAGCTTGCTTCAAGGAGCAGGGGCTATTGTCATGAAGAAAGCGTTGGTACTTCTCAGTAAGAATCTACATAAGCGTAAGATACCTCATGGGTTTTGTGCTAATGTACACGATGAATGGCAGATAGAAACTAAGAAGGAGTATGGTGATGTTGTAGGTAAACTCGCTGTAGAAAGTATTGAACAAGCAGGTAAAGAGTTGTCTCTCTTCTGCCCAGTTTCAGGCGAATATAATGTTGGTGTTAATTGGAAGGAAACACACTAATGGGATACGAAGAACAGATAACTAAACTTGCCACTGAATGTGACACATCTATCCACATCTTTGTTAAGGACCAGCAGCTAGTATTGGTGCATAGTCCTTTCGATTCTGAGGATGAGGTGTTAAACATTTTGAATAGTGCTGTTGCTAACATGGTTATGCGAGGAGCACTTGACAGAGCTAGTGGAAATAGTTTACAATAATGTAATGACAGTTGGAAAGACAACATTAACTAAACAAAGGAAATGAAAATGACACAAGTAAAATTGGTTGGTAAACTCTTCTGGGCTAAGCACATGAACACCCCTAACACAGAGTTCAACCCTGCTGAGACTCGTTATGAAATCTGCATTGGTGATCTGTCTGACACCTTGGTTGCACGTTTGAAGAACGAGCTGAATGTGAAGGTGAAAGAACGAGCTGATGACAAGTATGGTCGTGGTAAGTTTATTGTTATCAAGACTAAGTATGTCATCAAAGCTGTCGATGAAGATGGTAATGAGATTAAACCAGAAGACATTGGCAATGGTACTGTTGCTGAACTCACTGTCAGCAGCTACTCACACAAGATGACAGCCATGCACGGCAATGCTCCTACATTGATGCACAGTGATAAGTATCCAGCCCTTAAGATTAAAGAGCTTGTTGCTGCTCCTGATGCAGTTAGTGAAGATCAAAAAGCTGACGAACAAGAAATGGTCTTGTAATGATTGGGCTTGTAGATGGAGACATGATGTGCTATCGCATCGCCTTCGCCTGCAAGGATGAGACACAAGAGGTGGCTATCAAAACGATGGCTACCTTCTTGGAAGATGTCTTGATGTCACAGCTAGACCTGAACAACTGGGAAGTATTCCTTACTGGTAAGGGTAACTATCGGTTTGATGTAGCTGTTACAGCTCCTTACAAGGGAAACAGGAAAGATGTAGAGAAGCCGGGTCATCTAGATATTCTACGTAACTATCTAGTAACCGCATGGAGTGCAAAGACAAGTGATGGAGAGGAAGCTGATGACCTCATTGCTATTCGTGCTACACAACTAGGTGATGAAGCAATCATTGTTTCGTTAGATAAAGACTTTGATCAGGTGCAAGGATGGCATTACAATTTTGTGAAACAAAACAAATACTATGTCTCCGCAGAGGAAGGGATTCGTTTCTTCTACAAGCAAATCCTGATGGGAGACAAGGCAGACAACATTGTGGGTATCAAGGGAATCGGTCCTGTGAAAGCAGAGAAGATGATTGCCAAAGCTACAACAGAGCTAGACCTATATGCAGTTTGCTTGGAGGCAATGGGAGAAGAGAGAGTGCTAGAGAATGGCAAGCTCTTGTGGCTACGAAGAAGTGAAGGACAAATGTGGGAACCACCAAAGAAAGAAAATACAACTGTGGAGAATGGACACCAGCAAGGTTCAGAAGCTTTGTAGTGTCTGCGTTGAGGACAGCTACAAGACGCTGGCCTCCTAAATATAAAGCATTGAAGGCAGCTTATGTTGGAAGAAAGACAAACAAGAAAACAAACAAGCTTGCTATGCACTATCGTTGTGCTCATTGTCGTAAAGAGTTTGTAGCAGCAGATGTACAGGTTGATCACATCCAACCAGTTGTTAATACCAAGGAAGGGTTTACAACTTGGGAAGACTACATCAACAACATGTTCTGTGAGAAAGACAATCTTCAAGTGCTATGTAAGACATGCCATTCTGTAAAGACACAGATAGAGAAAGAAGAAAGGAAAGAATATGGGAAGACCAAAGGGCAGCAAGAACAGCCCAAAACAAGAGCAAGAAGAAGCACCAAAACAACAGCCAAAACAATCAAGTAAAACTCTTTTCATCGTTAACTACTGGGTTCCATTCCCTGCAAGTGAGTATGGCGGGGTACAGATTGTTGTTGCTGATGATGACGAAGAGTGTTTTAAGTTTATTGCTAATGCTAGTATGCATGAACTTAAATACCACAAAGACGCTGAGGAACTTATTGCAGCACGTGTTAAGAAAGCACAACGATTCTTGCTTGATGCTTCTTATACATCAGGACTTGTGCGTAGCTTCACAACATAAGGAACAAACATGGACCTGCTACTTGTAAAAGAGAATGAAGATGGTAGTGCAGACTACACAATGAAACTAACACATGCAGAGCAAGCAGACTTGATTCGATTTGCCTTCATTGAAATGTTAAAACGAGGATTGGAAGAAGGAAAACAGTATGACCCAGAGCAAGGCAACCCTAGTGTGGGTGACACCAGATGCGGAGAACAAGATTGCTTACATGGCCCGTGTTTCAAATCCGGCAAATCAGAACTCCAATGCGTCTGCGACCAGATTGCTGAAATATCTGATAACAAATAAACACTGGTCCCCTTTCGAGATGGTCAATGTTTGTATGGAAATTAATACAACACGTGACATTGCTCGTCAGATATTACGCCATCGTAGCTTTAGCTTTCAGGAGTTTAGTCAACGATATGCAGAGGCTACAGAGTTTACGCTTTCTGAGTGTCGCTTACAGGATGAAAAGAATAGGCAGAACAGTTTGATTACTGACAACCCTGCTCTTCAATACTGGTGGGAAGGAGCACAGAAGCGTGTACAAACCGAGGCAGAGTTTATGTATAAAGGTGCTCTTGCTAAAGGCATTGCCAAAGAGACAGCACGTAAGCTGCTACCAGAGGGGCTGACGATGAGCAAGATGTACATGAATGGAACGCTGCGTAGCTGGCTGCATTACATTGACATCCGTTGTGACGAAGCAACACAAAAGGAACATCGTGAGGTTGCAGAGCAATGTCGTGATATAATATATGCTCAGTTTCCATCAATCAAAGATATGGTAACTAGCTAGTAACCCATGCCCTTAGCTCAACTGGATAGAGCAACAGCCTTCTAAGCTGTAGGTCAGTGGTTCGAGTCCACTAGGGCATACCAAACAAGGAGAAAGAAATGGACTGTAAACAGCAAATGGAATTGATAATGTCCAAGCTTGATAAGGATGGTAATGTTGTTTCAAAACATCATCTAACTGTCTTTGAACAAGACGATGTTGCGTGGGATAAATTGTTTCCCTACTTCATTCAGTTCTTAGAAGGATGTGGATATGTAGGTGTACACTCAAGAATGGAAGACTTGATTGGTGACATATACGATTGGAAAACATTCATAAAGCCAGAATACAAAGACTTGTATGAGGAATTAAACGCATGAGACATTTAGTTATTCCCGACACGCAATGTAAGCCCGGCAATAGCTTCACTCACCTGACATGGGTAGGTAAGTATGCAGCAGACAAGAAGCCTGATGTTATCATTCACCTTGGTGATCATTGGGATATGCCTAGCTTGTCTGTGTATGATGTAGGCAAGAAGAGTTTTGAGGGGCGTACATACCAAGCAGACATTGAGGCAGGACACCGAGGAATGGAAGCTTTGCTCCTTCCTATTCGTGAAGAACAAGCAAGGCTAAAACGAAACAAGGAAAAACAATGGAACCCTCGTCTAATCTTCTTATTAGGCAATCATGAAGAACGTATTCAAAGAGCTATCGAGAGTGATAGGAAACTGGATGGACTCATTGGCTACCATGATTTGCTATTGGAGCAGTATGGTTTTGAGTGTATTCCTTTCTTGCAGCCTGTTGTCATTGATGGCGTTGCTTACTGCCATTACTTTACTAGTGGTGTTATGGGAAGGCCTGTATCAAGCCCTGCGCTCATGCTTTCCAAGAAGCACATGAGCTGTGTAATGGGTCACGTACAGGACAGGGGTATTGCCTATGCTCGTAGAGCTGACGGCAAGCGTATGACAGGGTTGTTTGGCGGTATCTGCTACATGCACGATGAGGCCTATTTAACCCCTCAAACCAACGGCAGCTGGTCAGGTATCTGGATGTTTAATGAGGTGGAAGACGGGGCTTTTGATGAGCTTCCTGTGAGCCTCAGCTATTTGAAGGAGCGATATGGCTCTAACTGTACAGGACATTGCTGACTTGCTAAAACGTGAAGACTGTGTTACAATATTAGAGTTGCTTAATATTAGCAGCGATGAGTTGGTAGACAGATTCATGGATGTAATTGAAGACAGAGCAGATAAAATAGAAAAGGAAATTGAATGACAACATACATGGGAAGTTATGAACAATATATTGCGAAGAGCCGTTATGCTCGTTATCTGGATAAGGAACAACGCAGGGAAGATTGGCATGAAACAGTAGCCCGTTACTTCGACTTCATGGCTGATCACCTGAAGAAGAATCATGGCTATGATTTGAACAGCAGCCGACTGCGTAATGAGTTGCAAGAGGCTGTGATTAACATGGAGGTTATGCCCTCTATGCGTAGCTTGATGACAGCAGGCAAGGCTTTGGAGCGTGACAATACAGCAGGTTACAACTGTAGCTACCTGCCTATTGATGATGTAAAAGCTTTTGATGAGGCCATGTACATCTTGTTGTGCGGCACTGGGGTTGGCTTCTCTGTTGAGCGTCAATCAATTCAGAAGCTGCCAGAAGTACCAGACACTTTGTTTGATAGTAAGACAACAGTGGTTGTTTCTGACAGCAAAGAAGGATGGGCTAAGGCTCTTCGTCAAATCATTGCCTTGTTATATGCAGGCGAGATTCCTACATGGGATGTGTCTAAGGTTCGACCAAAGGGTGCTCGTCTGAAGACATTCGGTGGCCGTGCTTCTGGTCCTGAGCCTCTTGTTGAGTTGTTCCACTTTGTTGTGAACATCTTCAAAGGAGCACAAGGCCGTAAGCTTAACAGCCTTGAGTGCCATGACATCATGTGTAAGATTGGTGAGGTTGTAGTTGTTGGTGGTGTTAGACGCAGTGCTATGATTAGCTTGTCCAACTTGTCTGATGATCGTATGCGTCATGCTAAGAGTGGTGCATGGTGGGAGAAGAATGGTCAACGTGCTTTGGCTAACAACTCTGCCTGCTACACAGAGCGTCCTGATGTTGGCATCTTCATGCAGGAATGGACAGCGTTGTATGAAAGCAAGAGTGGTGAGCGTGGTATCTTCAATCGTGAAGCAGCAAAGAAAGTGGTAAAGAAGAATGGAAGACGCAATAGTGAGTTTGATTTCGGGACTAATCCCTGCTCTGAAATTATTCTTCGACCATATCAGTTCTGCAATCTATCCGAAATCATTGTTCGTGCTGATGACACAGTTGATACTCTAAAACGTAAGGCACGTTTAGCGTCAATCTTAGGTACATTCCAGAGCACATTGACACACTTCCCATATCTACGTAAGGTGTGGCAGAAGAACACTGAGGAAGAGCGTTTATTGGGTGTATCAATGACTGGTATTCTTGACAATGCTTTGCTTAACAATCCCGATGACCCACGATTGGAGAAGATTCTTGAAGAAATTAAAAATGTTTGCATTGCTTCCAACGCTTTGGTCGCTGAGACTCTTGGCATTCCTGCTAGTGCTGCTATCACATGCGTTAAGCCAAGTGGCACTGTTTCTCAACTCACTGACTCTGCATCTGGTATCCATGCTAGACACGCTCCATACTATTTTAGACGAGTACGGGGAGACATTAAAGACCCGCTGACACAACACCTGATTAATGCTGGCATTGCAGCAGAGCCTTGTGTTATGAAGCCTGAGCAAACTGTTGTGTTCACATTCCCTAAGAAAGCTCCTGAAGGTGCTCTCTTGCGTAAGGACCTGACAGCCTTGCAACACTTGAAGCTGTGGTTGATGTATCAGCGTCACTGGTGTGAGCACAAGCCTTCTGTAACGATCAGTGTCAACGAATCTGAGTGGCCTGAAGTTGGTGCTTTTGTATGGCAACACTTCGATGAGATGAGTGGTGTATCCTTCTTGCCTTATGATGGTGGAAGTTATCGCCAAGCTCCTTACGAAGACTGTACAAAAGAACAGTATGAGGAACTTCTTGCCAAGACACCATCAGTTATTGATTGGAATAGCCTGATTGAAACTGATGATAATGTCGAGGGTGTACAGACACTAGCTTGTACGGCAGCTGGATGTGAAGTTTGATAAGATTTATTGGGCAATGCGAGTTATCGAAATGGTAACTTGCTTGCATATAATAGCGGGTGTCTGGAGACACTGGTAAGGAGAAATATGATTGTGTATAGCAAGGAGAACTGTCCAGCCTGTGACGCTCTCAAGGCCAACCTCAAACGAGAGGGAGTGCCATTCACTGAGAAGCTCATTGGTAGGGACATTTCAAGGGAAGACTTTATGAAGAAATTCCCAACAGTAAGAACAGTACCATACGTAGAGGACACAGACAAATGACAGTACAGCTTTATGTTAGAACAGGCATTGGATTAGACATTGAATATAACGATGACATCTGCCACATTGTTTCATTCGGTGAAGAGAACGATGAGACAGTTGTTGGTTTTATGGGGGTAATTATTAAACTACCTTTCTTCTCGTTATATATAGGTGACTTCTTCGATTTAGAAGGGTAACAAAAAAGGGGACTTTGATAGTCCCCTTATTTATTTCTGCTGATAACCAACAGCTTCTTGTGCTCCGTACCTTTCTAGGTATCCGTTATACCACTTCCTAGCGAAGTCTGGATTCTGTTGATATAGCTCCATTGTTAGCTGCTTGGTTGCTGCACTGCGTGACATGCTTACAACTTTACCAACAACATATTGCTTAGTGTATTTATCGCTGTTCTGGAACTGAGGATTGTTAAACACTTGTCCCAAGCTATCAGCCAGTACCTTACCAGATAGTTCTTTATAGCGTGAGTATTGTGCGCTATCTAGCTCAACTCCACCCATCTTCTTGCTGGCTCCAACAATATCAACACCAATGTCTGATAGCTGTTTCTCAATAGCTGTAGGTGAAGTCACCTTAATACCCAACAACACGTTAGACAAGCTTGCTTGCTCTGGCTCACCTGTCTTGGTGAATTTAACAGGCAGCTCTTCACGCACACCGGGGATACGGCTCTGTGCTCTTTCCATGAATGTATTAGCTTCACGCTCTGTTGGAGACAACACCTTAGCTGCTGTAGCAAGAGCAGCAGGAATCAAGGCATTAGCATATTGATTCAAGAAACCACTACCATATCTCTCTGGGTCAGACATAGCAAACAAAGCTTTGCTCAATCCTTCCATAAAGCTCTTCTCAAAGATGTTAGCCTGAATAGCTTTGGCATAAGCACCAAGATATTTTGTTGCTTCTTTATCTGGGTTCTTATCTTCTTTATACTTTCTGATAATGTCTGATGTATCAACAGCCATACCAAACACAGTGGCTAAAGGCTCCACTCGTTGATAGCTATACCACTCATCACCAATCTTGATTGAGAATGGAGGTCTGCCATCTTTAGGACTAGAACCAGTGATAAGCCCTTGGTTAACAGCAGAGTCAAGAGCAATGGCAGCACCTAATCCCAAGGCTTGCTTAGCCAATATCTTGCCTCGTTGCTCAGGGATGTTGAAAGCAAAATCAAACTTGCCTGTATTACCAATTTCTTTCTTACCCATCAAGCCAACACCGGGAATGTATGACACACCCTCTTTAATAATGTTGTATGGTGTCTTAATGAAAGGCATGATGAGGGCAGACACTGGGTGGTCTGCTCTGAACCTAGCTGCTGTTGCTGCAAGTCCTGTCAGCTTCTCTTGGAACACAGCTTCCTTAGCAAAGTTCTGTACATTCCATAGGTTGTTACCGCCAAGCCTGTCAGTGATTTGTTGCTGCCAGTTATCCACAGACAGTCTATCTTTAGTAAGCTTGTTGTATATCTCACCTGCATCACCGCCTGTCTGCTTAGCCATACGTGCAGCTTCTCTGTAGGCAATGGCATTAAATTCCATGCGTCTAAAGATGGCCTTGTTGAACTCATCAATAAAGATACCCACACGGGTAGGCATACGTACAACTTCACCAACAGTGCCGCCTATGGCCTTGTTGTTAATATCATACATATCAGCCTTAAGCATCTCTGCTCTTTCTGCCGAGATGAAGTTATCATTAATAAACTTCTGTAACTTAGCCTCTGACATGCCAAAGGCTTTAGGAGACACATTAATGTCTAATGGTCTGCCAGATACAAAACCTTCTTTAGCAAATGCCATAGCCTCGCTAAAGCCCTGCATGATGCCTTTAAGCATTGCAATGCCTTCACCTGCAACCTTATCGTTCTTGCTCAAGGCTCTTGGCATAGCTCCCTCAACTGCTCTAAGCAAAGGTTGTAAACCCATCTGTGAAAAAGCAGACAAAGCGTTAACGGCAATAGTGCCGGGACCAGACACATAACTATTCACCACATACTCAGAAGCAATACGGCCTGCAATGTGTGGCTCTTTAGCCATCTTAGCCTGAACTTCAGCCAGAAGGTTTGCTCTTTGTTGTGGTGTTAAATCTTCAAACTTATCAATGAGTGCTTTCTTGTCAGCGAGTTCTCTGAACCAATTTGCACATGCTTCTGAATACGACATGAATTTCCTTATGAACAAGTTTTACCGGGAGTAGCAAATCCGTCTACAGCTTTTCCGGCCTTGTAATTATTATACGCTAATTTGAAAGCGTTTAGCTGCATAGAAGCTTTGCTTCTCTGTCCTTGGAAGATGGACATAACACCAAGAGGAACC